TTCGGATACGCTTTCCGGTGCAACTCGCTAATTTTGTCGTTGTCGAGCGACTTTAGATATTCCGCTGATGTTTCCGGGAATAACGCTTGCTGTCCCGCCTCGGCATATTCTTTATTCCGTAGGAGTATTTGCTTAATTCCGCTACCGTCTTGCGGCTCCTCACCAAAAGCATCTGAGTAAATTTTTTGTAGCTGCGATCTCGCGTCCATGTTTGGTTCGACCTTCGTTGGCTCCGGCTCAACGTGTTCGTATGGCTCGAGATGTTGCGGCTCAATAAGTGTTTCCTTGGATTCTCGCTGCTGCTCTAGCTGCGGTTTTGTTTTATACCCCTCGTCACTCGGGGACTGTAGTTTTTGTTCACTACCCTGCCTTTGAATAAATGTCGGCCTAAGCGATTCTTCTGTGTCGGTGGTTTCGTCCGCTGCGTATTGATCTGGGTCGCTGAACGTGCCTTCTTCTATGTCCTCTAACGCGCGTCTGAGTTTTCCGATTGTCGGATTGTAGAGCGCAAAATTTTCGTCTTTGAAGTCCACGTAAATAATGCTTGGAGCGACTTCACTGATGTATCTTGCCAATGTCCGAAACTGTGAAGTCGTTGGCATCTTCGGGGTGTCTATTAGCGCCGCTTCCGCATCGAATCTAATAGCGTTAGCGTTTTCCAAAATGTGCATGAGCTTATGGTACTGGCTGTAGTCACGGCCCATGTCCGGCTTCAGCCCCCATCTTTCCGCAGCTTCGTCTGTCATAACTGCGTCACGGTGGTCGATCACTCGATTGCCGTCTCGCGAGTCGCCACTTAGGTCGAGCAGCGTTCCGTCGTTTGCAATAAAGCCCGCCGATTGCAGAGAGTCCGTTTCTGGGTATTGATTTCGCAGCCATTCGTCGTACTGATGCGGCTCCATCTGCTCCGGCTCATACGCGATTCCGTTGTAATTTTTCTCGCCTATTCTTGTGGGTTTACCATATTGATTAAAACCGCGTTTTGCTTGCCTATCGAGCAATCGCATTAACGTCCTACCGCTGTCCGTTTTCCAATCCAGTTCTTCCTCGCCAACGTGAAAGCCCGCAATGTTCAGACTATTTTCCCTGCGATACGGGCCGGTATGGTAGGACGCAAACGCTACCGTTGCTAATTCCTCGTCGGATATGTCGGGGATCATTTCCGCAAACAAGTTTTTATCTTGTATTAGCGCGTCGATGCTTTCGCCGTGCGGTAGATCATCTTCGTCGTACTGCTCGTAGTCCGTCACCATGTCCTCGAACGCTTCTTGAGCGTTGAGCAGTCGATTGTCGAGCACGCGATTAGCTGTCTCGCTTTCGTACTTGTCTAGCTTGTCACGCAGTCCAGCAATTAGCTCGAATCCTTTTGGCACTGGTGGCTCGTCCGTCCCCACTTGCTGCTGTAGCTCCTTCACGTCTCGCAGCGTGATGTTTTTAAGATTGAGCGTTCCCTTTGCTCTCTGCTTCCAGAAGCCGAGGTTTTGCTGCACGTGCTGAAAAAGATAATATGCGTAATCGGGTAAGAGCTGTTCCGAGTCCACCGTAATCCCAATCGACTCTGGCCTGAAATCCTTGTGCGGTGTTCCGACGGTATCCTCCCCACCTTTTCGCTGAATCCAGAAGTCCGCGTTCGGATCGTTGGTTCTAGCCGTGAACGCTGGCCCTCGCGGTGTCGTTCTCGGGAATTGGCCCTCGATCCTATCTAACGCTTCGCGCAAATCGTCCACGTGAAAGCCTAGTTCGTCCGACTCGTTTGCTATTAGCTCGTCGATAGAAGCGTCTAGTTCTCGCCACTGGTGCGGGTACAGAGGGTTTACTCGTTCGCCCTGCTCCACTCCGTCGTTGTATTCAAGCACCTCTCGCATGTCGTCAACGTAATCTCTCACGTTGTCCGAGTGGGTTTCTTCGTCGAAGTGACCGTGCTCGCGCATGAGCGTGCGACCGTGCTTTGCTTGACCCCAATCGTCGTGCTGTGCTTCGCTGCTCGTTGGGTCGATCTTTGTGAGCTTGCCCGTGTCGAATATGCGTATGCGACCGTCTGCATCTACCCCGTGCTGTATGCGGTCGTTCAGTCGCCACCCAGCGTCGTGGAACGCTTTGAGCTTTGCTCGATATTCTTTGATTTGGTCGGAAGATAGCTGGCCGCCGATTTCGACCTTGGGCATAAACGTGAATCCCTTTTCGCCGTGCTCCTCGAACTCCTGCGGGAGCAAGATATCGTGGCCCTCGCTTATCGCTTGGTTAGTCACCTCTGCCTGCCTGCGAGCGTCCGCGATTGCGTGGTGATGGGCGCGGTGGTTCTGCAAGTTGTAAGGAACGGTCGTCGTAACTTTGCCGACTCTGCCCTCGCCTACATCGAATACCATCCCGTCGTCGCCCTTGCCGAGCCACTTCGCGCGTCCCTCGCGGATCGCGTTTATGTGGTGGTTCGACGGGTGCTCCGGAACGTCAACTTTCTGGTTTAGATCGTCCGCAAAGTGCTTTACGGAGTCTCTTGGCATTGTGTACGTGCCGCCAGTCTCAGAGCTTACGGTAGCGGAATGTCCATCGCTTTCAGTAACCGTGAATTTCGCGTCCCCAGTGATGCGTCTCTCACCGTCCGCGTCGGAATAGATCGGAACATTGAAAGTCTGCCCGACTTCGTGTCCCAATCTTTTGGGTTGTTGCGGGCCTCCCTGCCCGTCAATCGAATCTTCTTCGAGTCCGTACCTATCTACTTTTTTTTTAAGTCGGCTTGGTATCTCGCAACCGCTTCGCCAAACGTGCTGAAAAGTGATTGCTGGTCTGGGTGGTCATTCATTCTGTCGAACATGAGTCCCTGCTTTGCCTTTTCTTTTTCGTTTTCCAGTTTGAACTTGTTTTGCTTGGTCGTTTTCTTGCCCGTTCCCTCGAATAGACCGAGCTGGTCGCCTTCTTCCGCTTCTTCGTTGTCTATTTCCTTGCTTGGCATGACGATACCCGATTTCTCGGGCTTATTGTCTGCTTGCAATCTGTCTACTTCTTTCTTGCCGTAAGTCTGCTGAGACTTGTAGTCGTCCTCGTCATCGTACATTGCACGCTCGAGCGGTGTCATGCTTTCCCACGTCTTTGCTTTTTCTTCGGTCGCTGCGGCGTAGCTGTCGGCTTGAAAGCGTCGTCTCCCGAGCACGGTGTCGAGCAACGTGTCTCTAGCGCCCTTTGCTGCCCGCTGCCCTAGCTGGATACCCTTGGCGTTACCGAATCCTTCGACCAATCCCTCGCCGAATCGACGCATTGCGGATTTTCGCGGTTCCGGTGCGTAGCCTGTTCGCTCGAGAATTGCACGTAGAGCTTTTTGCATACCCTGCCCGTGAACTGCGGCTCGCAATCCGTCCGCTGTGTCGATCAACTTAGCTCCCCGCAATCCGATCATTTCCGCGAACTGCGAGATTTCCTGTGGCGTTGCATCGAACGCTCCGGCGGCCATGAGATGATCCTCGAGCCACTGATCTTGCCCAGCGAGCCTTTTGCCACGGTCGATTGCGTCCTGCCGCCACGCATTTTCTTGGGGCGTGCGTTCTACCGGCGGTGCAATTAACTCCGGCTCCGGTTCTGGTGGCGGCGGGGGCTGCGGCGGCCCTTGCTGCTGTGCCGGTTGCGGTTGTGGTTTTGGTTGTGGTTTTGGTTGCTGTTGCTCTTGGGCCGGTGGGTTTCCTAATACTTGCTCGACGAGCGACGGATCTTTACGGAGCATTTGCAGCGCCGCGTCCTTGCCTCCTCTGCCTATTCCTTTTGCTAATTCTTGCACTGCTTGTTTGAAACTAGGCGATTCCTCGTTCACTTGCTGCGGGGGTGCTCCGCTCCCTGCTGGGCTTACTCCGCTCGGCCACCCTGCCTGCTTTGCCTGCTCCGCGAAGCTCGGCTCCGCCTCTGGCTCGCCGCCTATGGGCGTAAACTCTGTCGGCTTCATCTGCTCTTGCTTTATTGGCCCGATTGGGCCTGCTGGTGGTCGCTTCGGCTTGTTGAGTTTTGCTGTGCCTGCAACTGGTTCAAGACTCGTTGCGTCCGGCGTGCTTCGTTCCGGCTTTTCTTCATTCACGTCGGCGTAGATGTCACGGATCATAGGTAGGTTTCCACTCTATTCTTAAAGGCTCTACGCATTGCTGCGCCGTTTGCTGAGTTTTGTTCTATTACCTGCCCGAGGTCGATGGGCTTTGTGGCTGGCTCGCCGGGTGCTGGCATTGCCGACATTTGTGCCTCGACTTCTGGCTGCTGCATCGCCGCCATTCCTGCTTGCATGAAAGCGGGATTCTGTAGCACCTCGTCACTTGCGTCCGGCATGGAAACGCCGATGGTGTCGGCAACTTCGTCGGCCTTAATTTTCATCCCCATATCCCACGCCATTTTCATCGACGCGAGCCTGCGGTCGCTGTCCGGTTCTTCGGTGCTAATACGGAACTGCAAGCGTATTCCAGCACTGGACGGGAAATTCCAGAGCTGCAACGGACGAAGAAAATCGGTCGTAATCGTTTCCTCGAGATTTACGCTGTCGTACTGCACGATGTCCGCAAGGGTAGCGAGATGTGCGTCGGCAACTCCCGAACCGAGTCCCGTTGCTTCCGCTTCGCTACTGAGCACCTGCCCGAGAATGAATCGCTTTATCTTGTGGCCCCAGTACGTGCGGATCATGTCGATTGTCGTGTTGATCCCGCCTAAGCCCGGCTCGATTAGTCTCGGAACGAATAGCTCTTGATCTTCGCCCGGCTGGATCGGTGCGAGAATGATAGTACGCCCTCCGCCCATTGCTTCTTCGGCGGCTTTTTCCGTCGCTGCTTTTTGCGCTGGGCTTCCTGCTTGGTAGGGCCATATTTCCACGCCAAACGCCGCTCGGTCGAGATACTCTACAACTCGCTGTAGGCACTCAATCATCGCGTACCAATCCCAATAGATGTAGTCGCGAATACCAACCCCGTTAATTCTGCCCGCTAGTTTCGGCTCGAAAAACGGCGCGTCCTCAATCATGTGCTTGTGAACTACCGCTTGCCGTCGCTCCCACTTGTCCAGCCAATAAACAAGCCCTTCCTCCGTCGGCTGCACTTTCTGCACCACCTCTCCGGTCGTCGGGTCGAGATAGTTTCGCGGTGCTGAGTACGCCGTGCTAACGCGGATTCCCACCTGCCCGTCCACGTGCTTTAGCGTGCCGTCGTCGAACCTGAATTTCAGCTTATCGCCGTTACGTGGCGACCACTTCGAGCAACAAATACGGTTCACTCCGCCGATTTGCTTATTCTCGAACGTGCCGAGCGTCATATATCGCCCGTACCATAAAGCCTCGAGCAAGCATCGCCGCATCTCGGTGAATCGTGGAGTTTCCTGCAAGATGTCGGTCATGCACCTGACAAGCTCTTGCTGCTCGTAGCTGCTGCTGTCCTCTGGCTCAATCGACCAGTTTTGTAGGGCAACCGCTCTTTGCCGTGCGTGCAAACTTTCCATGATGCCGCAATCGTTACGCATTCGGTAAGCGTTTTCGCGGCTGTCGTTAATCGCTTGGTCGGCGGAAAGATACGAGTACGAGACAAGCCCGTAGCGCCCATTTACCGATGAAACGTGCGGTAGAATCTCGCGGTTAAAGTTAGGTGCTCCGCTAGTTCCTGCTGCCGGATCTTTTGGCCTGCTGTAAAGAAACTCGGCGGGTAGTGCAGCGTCGTTTGCCATTATTAGCCTCTATTCGGTGTTCCACGGTCGGGGTTGCCTCGCTCCGGCGTTGCAAAATCTTGCGGGGGAAGCGTGCTACGCATGAATCCTCGTCGCTGCAACTCTCTCTCGCGTTCCGATGCGTTCGCCGGAAGTCTAGCATTAACGGCACTGGGCCTGCCAACTGGTTTTAGGTAGCGTGTCTTGAATCCCTTTGCTGTCGCTTTTCGCGGCACGTAGTCGCCGGTGACGGAAATTAGCCGATATTGCACCTGATGCCCGAAAATCGTTCCACGGACTCGCAAATGATCCCAAACGGCTGAACCCGCTGACTCTGCTGCCTGAGCGCGGAAAGCCCTGTATTTCTGCACCGTCACGCCGTAGTAAGCGTATGTCGGCCCGGGGCCTTGTCTGGGCTGGTTCTTGCTTGCGGCTTTTGCGAGAAACGTAACGTAGAGCACGCCGCTGTATTTGCTTTCCGGCTGATAGTAATAGCTGTAGACGTTAGAGCTTGCGACTTGCACCGCTCCTTCCATCGCTAGCTGGAATTCTTCCTCGTCGTAATCAATGCCACGACCCAGCACTTCGATTTCGTCCTCCGGCTCGTCTTGTTCCTGAGCACGTCGGCGATACCACTCCGCTATCCATTCGTCCTCGTCTGCTCGCCTGCCCGACGGGAACGGTGGCGGAATCCGTCCCGAACCTTCTTGGCCGGGCGGCACTGGTGGCGGTGGTGGTGGTGGTGGAGTCGGGCCGAATGGTGGTGGAACCGGAGCTTCCTGCAATTCCTGCTGCGGCACTCGCTGTTCTCTGGATCTCAAGCCCATTTCCTCGAGCCGTCTGCGTATCGACCTGCCGATTCCTTGTCCTCGCTCAATCGGCGGCTTTGCAATTCGCACGGTTTCGGGCTGTTGTCGGCGCGTGCCGAGTCCGCCGGGTCTGCCGGACAATACGCTGCGGGATAGCCTTGCTAAACGGCTGAGAGTGCTCATTACCTGACCCTGTTGTAAAGGTTGCGCCGCCCTCGCCCTCCGCTAAGTGATTGTAAGCTCTTTCCGAACTGATTGGTTTCTACTTGGTGACGCTTGCGGTCTGCAACCGCATCTTCCGGCTGAGTGAGAGCGGCTAATCGGTTCAGCCCAGCACTAGCCGCGTCAACTTGGTCAGCCTGTGCTGACTCGGGAAACGCACTCAATTCGCTGAGAAACTCTTGATTCCACTGTCCTTTGACAATCCGCACGTTACCGGCTTCCGCCTGAGCCGCTAGTGGTTGTGCTCGAGTAATCTTTGCCTGACCCGGCAATTTTACGCCGCCTACGTTTCGTTGAGCTGAACCGCTCGCCAAGTCTCGGTAGACCGGATAGCCCGCGAGCATCTTTATCATTTGCTGCATGACCTCCTTGCCTCCCGAGCCGCCTTCCTGTTCGGCGTAAATTAGCACCTCTCCTTTAAACTCCTCCGCGTCCGCCTGAGCTGTTTGCAGAATCACCGTGTCGCGGTCTGCTGGCGACCACTGCCCTCTCACAACGTCCTCGATATAAAAGATTCCCCTCGGGCAGCGTGCGACTCTCACGCCCGCCGTGTACGAGCTGGTGCTGATCGTACTCGCCGCTTTATCCCAATAGCGGACTCTCAGTGCTTCCCTCGGTGCGTAATCGACCGGCTGGAACCACTCTCGCCGGAACATAAGCCCGTCGATGTCGATGAACTGCCCGCCAAGTTCCTGAGCCGCCAATAGCGGGCTTAGGTCTTGCTGCATCGAGTCGAAGAAGTCCTCGGGCAAAAACGGGTTGTCTGCCGTGCTCGCTTGTATGAGCTTCACGCCTTTTTTCGGAACGTAAGGAACGCCCTGTATCGTCACCTGATTCGGCTCGTCGCCGTTTGCTCTCGAGTAGCATAGCTCGAACGTCCAGTGGCTTCGCCCGCGTGGTGTCATAGTGAGAATTGTCGGCCCCATTACTCCGCCGCGCCGTAGCGTAGCCCTCGCGATCCGCATTGCGTCGATAGGTTGGTAACTGGCTTCGTCGAGCCATAGACCCGATTTGTTCGGCCCTCGCAGCTTGTCCGGCTTTTCCGCCGACCTGAATACAATGTGAGCTTCTCCGCCGTCTAGCGTCTGCCACCATATCCTCGGGTACGGACTCATGACGACACGATTCAAACAGTTCAGCTTCTCGCAATTCTCAATAAACGTCGGCACGGTCGTCTCGAGACTCACGCCCGCGTCCGGGCTGACCGCCATCCACTGATCGTCGTTGCGTGCTCGCGTGATGATCCGATAGCTACCGATGAAGGTTTTGCCACCCCCACGCCCGCACACCATCGCAGTGATGGGCGCATCGCTAGCGAGGAAGTCTGCTTGCACTTGGCTAATTGGCAGAACATTAACGGCTTCGTCGTTCGCAGCAATCATTTCTTCGCTTTTACGTCAATCACGGCCATTTCTTCGAGCTGCTTGTAGTTCATCTGTTGCAGCGCGTCGATTTCTCCGCGACTGTGAACAATGACCTCGATCAACCCGCTACGAGCAAGAGGATCTACTTTTCCGCCGTCGTCTTTGTGAGCCGCGACTATATTCCCGATTGCGGTATTTGCTTTTTCCGCAAGAGCAAGAAATCGCGGATCGCCGGGCGGATTGTCCGCTGATTTGCTTTTATCAAACGACTCAAACGCGAGCGACAAAATGTGCCGCTGCGTCATCAATACCGTTTCCACAAGTTCCTGATGCAGCTCCGCACGTTCTTGCTTCCACGCTTCGCGTCCACGGTCGATTGCTTTGTAAACCGTCCTTGGAGCCATTGCGAGCGTGTCGGCAATTTCCTGTGTGGAATAACCTTCGAGGTGCATACGTAACGCCTCGCAGTCGCGGACGGCTGCTTTAGTCGCTACGTCTTTTTGCTGCCTTCTTACTAGGGCCGAGGTTTTATTGGGCTTGTCTTTCGCCAATTTCTACTCCCCGTTTGCGGCTGCCTCTCTTTCGATTGCTGCCATGATCTGAGCGACCGACGAGGGCTTGCACTTGTCTGGATGCTGCTCTTTTAGGTGCGTGACGATCTGCTGCTTAGTGCAACCGTCAAACGCCATTTGCCGAACCTGCTCTTTGTAGTTGCCGATTTCGGAATACGTATTGATTGCACCGTCTCGCTCTCTCGCTTCGGCTGCGTCGGCGGCGTTTTTAAGGTGCTCTTTTGCTGCCGCCAGTTGAGCGTTCTCTTTTTCGCGAACCTGCGATAGATGTTGCTCGGGAGTCAAGCTCGGCCCCGGCACAACTCCGTCCACGGGTACACCTAGCTCTCGTGCGTAATCAATGACCGTCTGCTGATCGACGTTTTTCATGCGTGCAATCTGCTTGCTCGGAACGCCCTGCTCGAGCAAGGTTTCCATGCTTTCCGGTGCAATACGGATAGGGTCGGTCTGCTTTGGCTTTTCAACGACTGTTCTGTCCTGCCGTTTGCGACTCTGCCGACGCTCCCACTGCTCCTTCAATTCGTCCTGTGCTTTCTGCCACGCAGGGTTGGGAGTCGGCTCGTCGATGCCGCTCTCGATCACGTCCAGCACTCGCCGCGTATCTGGATCTCCGAACTCGTCCTTCCAGAGGTACATTTTTGCGATTTGTCGGGGTGTAACCTTTTGGACTCTTGCGAGATACGAGATTGACTCGAGCATTTGCGGTTGCGGCTTCTGCTTTGCGTGCAGCTTTACCTCGTCCCACGCTTTCCATAGCTCTGCTGTACCGCCGGGGTTTGCCCTCGGGTTGTCGCGGAACTTGTCCACTTCGTCGATCCACGTATCCATGAGCATAACGAGCTTGTAGGCCGCCGGTTCTGCGTCCTGCCCGTCCACTAGGTCATAGAGTTCGTTCCACGCGCGGTCGATCTTCTGCGTGACCGCAATTACCTCACGTCGCTCAAACTCCACGGTTGGCGTGCTCGCGTCATCCTCCCATTCGCGGTGGAGCTTTTCTGTCTCTTTGACTTTCTCCGCGATTTCTTCCCACGTTCTCATGATTGCCTCATGCCTCGAGTTACACTTTTGCCACGTTCGTGACGTTCATACTAAAATTCAAAACTTGATCGTTGAGCGCGTAGCCAATGATCGACAAGTCGGAGCCAACTGCAAGATCCGCGACTGGTGCAATGCCGCCCGGTGACGCCGATGACACGACGTACACCTCTGCCGGTGTTAGCACGTTCGCCCCAAAGTCGAGTTGTGCGTTTGCTCTAGCTACAACTCCCTGCTGATCGACCGCTCCGGTTGTGACCGCAATCGCTAACTGCGTTGTGTTTGCTGGTTTTAGCGGGTCGGTCGCATCTGCTTTGTAGAATTTCTGATCGGTGGTGCTTTCGTAAACGGCTTGCCCGGCGGTAATTGCTTCCCCGTACTGCACTGTGCGATAAACTCCGCCGTTGCCATAACGCAGCACGTCTGTGTCGGTGTAAACGATGTCGGCCATAGTATTAGACTCCGTAGAATTGCTTGGTAAAGTCGATGATCTGCTGGGCGATCTGCTCAACCGTTATAGCGTTTTGGTCGGCATGGCCTAGCTTTTTGTAGAGTAGGTTGGCAATTTTGGTTGCCTGCGCAAGCGTTGGCTCCTGCTTTTTTGTCTCCCACCGGTTCATTACGGGTAGCACGTCGTTTGTGCATTTGCAGCTTCTAAAATACTGCGGGTAGGCTGCTTTGAACGCTTCGCCAACGGTTTTCGGTTGTTCGCTCGCTGGAAGTGCAGCACTGAACGTCGCGTTGTTGAAACTTGCACCGGCAACGATTTCGCTTTTTGCGAGGTCGATATATGCCTGATCGTTTGCGGATTCGACCTCTCCTTGTTCACAGCACGTCGTCGCTAAATATGTTCCATTCCAATAGCCGTTACTGCTAGGATTCGGCGGCATGACTCCGCAACCGCCCGACTGCCCGTACACCATCGGCGCGCAAATTCCCGAGCTTCCGTTCATCTCAACTGGCGGCGTGATGCCGTACACGGAAGCGGGCGACCATGAAAGATTCATAAACACGTACGGCGTACAGCTTGGATTCGTTGACCCAAGAGTTTGTTGCGTTACCGTGACCGTTGCTGCGGTCGTTTGCCCTGTGGCTTGGTTTTCCCAGAGCAGCCCGGTAATTTCCCATTCGCAAGACGATGTTCGGGTGATTATGGATGCAAGTGTGTTTAAGTGGATTTGCTCGTTGTTGTTGTTCACCGCGTCAACGACGGGCGGCCCGTTTAATTTGTAGCCGTAATTCGTGCAATCGGTATCACCGTACGTGCAGCCTTCGCATGTCATACAGCTATTTACCGGCGGATTCGGGTCGCGGCATGGATAGGTGATGGTCGTCGGGTCACCGGGCGCAGGCGTGTGGGTCGGCATTTCGCCGGAGCACTCACATTCTTCCGGGCAAGTAAGAGCTGCGACCCAATAACCCGTTTCTTGATTGTACGAGTAGATGCAATTCGATGCCGAACACGGCGCACATACGCATAGGTCGTAACAGTCCGTGCTTGTTCCGGGTGAATAACTACACACTTGAAGCGTGCTTTTGGTGAGACACAAATCCGTACCCGTAACATTACCCGAGGTTACAACGTCTACGCTCACCGTGTTCGGGATGAGCTGCGTTACAACTGGGTCAGAGTCGCACGTGAACATTTTGAAGGATTGCTTGGTCTGATCGTACCCGCAATCGCCTGCCGCTCTCGGCGTCAGGTTCTTCATTAACGTATGTGTCGTCGGTGCTCCGAGGAACGCCGATTTAGTGCTGATGATGAAATACGTATGATATTCCGGCGCGTAGGTCGCAAGAACGAGGTCGCCGTCGTCGATGCACTCGCACCCGTCGCTACCTACAGTGCAGCTTATTCGCGGCCTACACGGAGCATCAACGTCATTTCCCTGCTGCGGATTTGCTCCGTCCCAGTAGTACGTCAGATTGTACGTGTTGCCGTCCAAGTCTTGAAAATTGCCTTGCGACTGCACCTTCGTGAACATCGCCCATTTTGCGTATCGTCCGATCCATCCTTGACCTTGCTGCACTTGCTCTACGACGTGCTCCACGTACCAGAACGACGTGTGCGTTCCGTAGTTGTGCGGCGTTGTGGTGTTGCCGGAGATAGAGGTGTCCTTCAGTCCCGCTCGCCGAATAAAAATCCTTGAGCCTGCTATCGCTGTTAGCGAGTATGGGTTTTGAAAAGAAACGTTCCAGCAATTCGGGTTCGACGGGTCTGGCTCGTCTACGAACTCAGGTGGAAAGTCTCGGTTGGGCGAAGTCGCCGCCGTGTTCGCAACGTCCGCTTCATTGACGTATGCGGTGTACGTAGGATTAACTTCGTTCGGCTTTAGGATCATGCAGTCGTCTTTGAGCTGCACTTCAATCGCGTCGAGCACCTGCGTGCAAGTCTCAACTTCCCAACGGCTAACATCTTCGGGGTCATTGCACGACGTTGACGGCTCTCGCCAATAAGCGGTTCCAATGCTGCCGTTTGTAAACTCGAAGTCACCCTCTGCCGGTAGGCAAGCGGTTATTGTGTATTCGTCCTCGCCTACAACGTCGGGAAACATATTTGCAGGATCATGCACTTGAACGATGTCGCCGCACGTGATTCCAGTGGTGTTGCGATGCTGCAAAACGACGCATTGCCAAATACCGCTTCCCGCCTGCCCGACTTGGCTTTTCACGCGGAACTGTATCCACTGCGAGCCACCTGCCCCGGGCGGCCCCGGCTCGCCCTGAATCGCGAACCATCCTGTATTGCTTTGGAAGTAGCAATTTAGAACCGTACCCGCTGGAATCGCTTGACTTGCTGGCCCGAGTAGCGTGACCGTGACCGTTCCGCTGCTGCCGTCGTATTTCGTGTCCAGCTCTTGAATCGTGCCTTGCCCGCTTGTCGCCCCTTGCGGTATTCCGCTGCCGGTTAGCGTGATGCGTGCAAGCTCCTGTGGGTGGCGATAAAACGATGCCGATTGGCTGATATTGAGATTCGGTATTACTCCGGTCTTGTAGCTTTGGTGCGTCGTCGCAAGTCGCGGCTGATCGGTCGTGCCGTCGATCTTGATAAACGTGTAGTCGGTGAATCCTGACTCGAGCAAGCTACCGCCAATGGGAGCGTCCGCGTAGGTTACGCAAAACTGCTTCTGCTGCCACTTGCGAAAGCCTTGGCACAATATGTCGGTGAGAGCTGTAGCCCGCTGCTCGCTGCCCGAGTCGTTCTGCTCGAGATAAAACGTGCTGATAACGTGCGGCATACCCGTTTCGCCGCTAGCTCCGCCGGTGGTGTCGTCTCGCTTCGTCCATGAATTGTTGTCGTAATGGTCGTAAAGATTCCGAACGCTAAAGGAATATTCCTGTGGGTCGGGAGCTGCTGGATTCCCGCCCGGCTCGCCGAGCAGAACTGGAAAGCCTGCCTGCCGCATGTTGCCGATATACGTGTCCAGATCCGTTTCGGCATTACTGACCGCTGTGACCTTGAACGATTCGGCAAACGGGTCGTAGATCACGCGACGGCCCGACGACGCTGCAATGTGGTCGAGCGCGTAGCCCGCTGACCGTGCAACCGAGAAATAGCCGGGGTCTGGATAAAGGTAAGCGGGATCGACCGTTCCAACGTTTGTGACTGAGCCGGGGCCGACTGAACCGACCTCTGTTGCGAGCTGTGTCCAGCTTTTCGGAGCCGAACACTTTACGTCGAGCGTCTCTGGGTCGGTAACGTGGTGTAGCTTTGCAAATCTCGCATCGACAAACGGGCATAACCATAGTTGTCTTTTGTCGCCGCTCTGCGCCGTCGTCACGTCTAGCTGTATCGGCGTTTGCAGGTAGAGCTTTGCTCGGAAGTCGGATCTCGCTGTTGTGATGTTGAGCGTTACTGCTGCGGCTTGCACGTTGCCTGCTTGCGGGATATTGCCCTCTCCGCTCCACGACGTTTGCCAAGCCGCTGAAAGCAGATCACTTATATGCTCGCCTGCAATCAGAAACAGACCGCGACCGAATCGAGCCGCTCCGCCGGGTAGCAGAAGCGAGTTGTACGTAATCTCCGGCAAGTCCGTGTCCATCTGCCGGTTGCCGACCACGCCCGTTGAATGATTGATTGCTGCTGCAAACTCGTCGTCCGCGTAATTAGCAAACGGCCATTCGGAGTTACGTAACCGCTTGCGCAGATATACGCCTACCTGATCGTCAATATCCATGACGATAGGCACTTTGGCTTGCCCTGCCGCGAACCATATCTTGCACGTGTCGGTCATGTTATTCGCTATCTGGCGTTAGTTGCCAGATTCCCCAGTCGAACGGCGTGTTGAATGTGATGCTCAGTCCGAGCATTTGTGTTTGCCCAACCTGCGTAAAGCCGGGCGGGTCGGCTGCCCTCACCGATAGTTGCTCCCGCAGGAGCATCCTCGTAAGAGCTGTCTCGTCGTCCACAATTTGTAGGTCGAAGTCGTCCGCAAGCAATGCCCGCAGTATTTGCCATTTCCGCTCGAGCAATCCGTCTGCCTGCGAAAGCAGTGCTCGGCTAGCTGTCCTCGGAGCGTCTCGCACCTGCCGAACCATCGGTGTAATGACCGTCGTAGCGTTTTCTGTCAGAGTGGTGTACCCGCCTCCCGTGAACATTGGCTCCACGAACGAACCGCCACCGGGCGTGATGGTGCATACCTCGCGGCCAATGGGAAAGTCCGGTGGCACTGGCTGGTCGAGAATAAAGCAATTCGCTTCGGTGTACGCTGGAACTTCGTCGATAAGCCTGTCCCGCAACTGCTGCAAGACTTCCATCTGCGTGGTGAAGCGTCGGATGATGTCGGCCATTTAGGATTCCTCTGTTGCTGCGATAGCGAGCTTTCCGGTGTCGTCCATTATCTGCGACAACTGGAAGCTGTTTTGGACTGCTGCGTTCTTGTCGATAGGATTTCCGCCGGGGTTGATTTCTTCGTCGCTGCCGATGCCTCGCTCAACTCCGTAGATAAGCCTGAGTGCAAGCCCGTACGCTTTTGTATTACCATCCGCTCCAATTTCCGGTGGCCGCAATGTAAGTTGCTGGTCGAGCAGATACATCCTAGAGCCGCTCGGTAATTGCCGCTCCTCAAGAAACTGCGGGATGAGCGGGTAGTATCCGTTGCGAGTTGCCGCTATCTCAAACGTCACTCGAGTAACGCCGCTATTCATTTTGAGAGCCACGGCTGTTATCGGCTTGGGGTCGTTCGGCGATCCGCTGCCGCTGTCGTAAGAGCTGATCGGCAAGTGCATCATTCCGCGAGACTGGTCGTACGTCGTCGCGTATTGGTACATCGTGTACGGGTAATAGTAGAGGTCGTTTTTCTTTTCTTTCTGCGGATTCACCTGCCCTTGGCTATTTGCCGTCGGCTTGTTCCATGTGTAAACGTCGTCTCTTAGGTTGAGCGTCGCAACAAGCGTGTCCTGCGGGTACGCGGGCCGGTTGTCTTTCCGTTCATAGCCCCACGCAGCGTTCGGGTATTTTTGCTCGCCAACCATGCCGTGATATTTTGTGCATGGTTCTTGCAGATAACATTGCAGAAGCGATACCGGCTGCTCTGAATCATACGCTAAAGGAGTTGACCATACGCACGGGTCGTACCCTGCAATTCCCGGGTTGTCCGCTGAAGGTACGAGATTGCCGCCACGCCCGCCGGTCATGCTCTTTATTCGTTGGCTCAGGAACGTAACTTCTGCCGTCGTGTATTTGACGCTCGCTCGCATTTCTATGGTCGGCTGGTCGAGTTGGTCTATCACCGCCATTTCATTGAGCACGACGTTGTTGTTGTTATTGTCTCCACTGTTTTGAATGTCTCGTATGCGGAGCGTAAGCACTTGGCCCGCTGCGTCGATAAGCTCTTGCTTGTCTACGTTTTGTCCGCCAGTAAGTTTTATATTGAAGTTCGCAATTTGCACCGCCCCGTTGTTTGTCGTCGATTCTGTGTGTGTCGCGTTCCATGAAATTGCGGGCGCTGGCGGAGCCGCATACTCTTGCTTGTCCTCGATGACGTATTTCATCACCGTACCGGCTTTGTCCGTCGCAAATCGCTGGCTCATCCTCCGGTAGCCTTCAAACAGCGGCGGTAGCACCATATCGCGGTAGTTTTGAGCGAAATACGTATGATGCCGGGTGCGAATTTCTCCCTCGATCACTCGGGTTGTCACCCAGTTCTGATCTTTCGATTCGGTAATTCCCCACGAGTTATTTAAGATTACGCCGTTTTCACGGTCGGGCGTGAGCCACTGATCGTTCGGGTTTGGGCTAATGTTCGGATAACCGTCGGTTCCGCACGGCACGACGCTTACCTTAAATGTCGCTGACACTCGCGCCGCCTTGCCGCCGAAAATCTGCTCTACTGCTACGTCCTCTACATGCGGGCCATTCTCCACGTCGATGACCTGAAAACGCGCAACAGTGCCGCTACCCGTTCTTGGGTTCTGCACCATCTCGTCGTTGCCGTTGGAATCCTGCAAGGCTCCTGCTGCAACAATGATAGTTTGCTCGTAATCCTCGGCTGGATCGCCCGGCGTTTGCCCTCCGAGCACCATCCAAAAGTCCCGTCTGTTTTGCGTTAAGCGATCCTGCAACTCGCGCAGCACCGTAGAAAGCGATTGCGGCTGGCTGCCGACTGGAACGTAATTGAAGGCGTTACGAGTGTATTGCGTTCCAATTCCCGGGTCTTGGTAAGCTGTCTCAACGGTTGTCGATTCAACGGTGATAACGAACTGCTGAAAAATTACATCCGTTTGGCTCGCGTCACGCACTGCGCTTTGCTGAAACCGCGTTACGACGCAATCTTTAAGAGCTAAGCCGTTGTAGTAAATGGTAATCATGGGCCGAAAATCCTTGTTCTGTCTGCGTCGCTCATCAGCGGTCGGTTGCCCGGGTTCAAGTAATCAGTCCCGTTTCCATCGAATTTGCCGTCTCGCACGTCACTAAGAAAAGCTCGACCCGCCGTTGCTGTCGATAGATCATCCGTTTCTTCTCGCTGAAACAACCAATCTACAATGTCGTCCACGCCCTCAGTTAGAGAAGCGAGCGGCTCCGCTACCCAGCTAAGCGCCCAGTTACGTAGCTCAAGAATTGATGCTTGTATCTCCATGCCTGCGGACTGGAGCGGCGCTTTGATGTCCGTCATCATGTCTTGATATTCCTGCGAAGCCTCATTCATCCGAGCGTACTCGTCGCCGATTTCCGCGCCCGTCTGAGCCGCTCGAGCCATTCCCCTTGCCTCCGCCTGCCCCACGGAAGCTGCGATCTGAGCGTTGTATTCCGCCAGACCCGAGTTTGCTCGTAACACTGTGTTGGTCAGCCCATCGAGAGCTTTGTTTGCTGCTGTGAGAGCTGCGCCGAGAGCAACCATGTTTCCTGCTGCGGCTCCGATGCCTCTGCCGGTCGCGCCTGCAACGTCCGGCCCGTCTGAGCTTCCGTCTGGCCCTCGAGAGCGTTCCGCGTCCATGATGTCGCCCATCCGGTTTTCGGGCCTTGGATCGACGTTTTCGCTGTCGTCTTGCGGATTCTGATTGCGGTTGCCGGTAGACTCTGGCTGAGTCGGCTGCGCCGTTGGCTCACTTGTTGGGTCGCCTGCTGGGTTGCCGCCGGGCTGTCGTTGCTGCTCCTCGTCACGCGGCCCCTGCTGCTGCCCCTGTCGCAAAATATCTTCCATCCTGCGGTTGTCGGCCATTTCGGTGCTTCTCCGTTTGCTGCCACGCTACTGTGTGTCACGCGAGTGTCACGCGACCGTCACGCTTTCTTGGTACGTACCATTGCCGCTTGGTGCTTGTGGAAGTGGTGTTTTGCCTCGTCCACGGTATCCGTTAATGCCGCGTACCAACCGACTTTCTGGCTGCCCGTCATGGCTGTAACTGTTCCGAGTCTGACTGACTCTGCGTGCCGAATGATCGCCCGGTCTTTGTTAAGCCACAACGAGAAGAATAGATCGTAGCGTTTTTCGATGAGTTGGTTCAAATCCCCAACTCCGTAGGATGCCGCTACGTCGCAGAATGGGCCGTTTTTTTTTGAATCTGGAAGCACCATAGATCGAAAGCATCGACCAATCCGATCAGTTCCGCGATTGTCATGCCTTCGCCGGTTTTCTCGTCCAGCCGTGGAATCCCGAACGCTATTTCCGCCGCTTGTGCAACGATTTCCATAGAAGCTGGCTCGAGATTCTTGGCCTGCTGCAAGTGCTGCTCGGTGTATCGCTTATCAAACTTGAGAGCGAGAGCAATCGCCATTGGATCGGCATATCGCTTTTCGCCGCTTGCCTCATACGTGAATATGTTGCGGTTTTTGTTCTCTGCTCGCAATCTGCGACGATGCAACCACCTGCGTATCATCCTAGCCCCCTGTGTAATCTGGATTCGACGACGTTACCAATTCGGATAGGAACACTTCCGCCTGATCTGGCATTGCTGATTTAATGCTGGCAAGGATCTGGCCGTTGTGCTCTACCTGAATCATATAGTCGCCGGTTCCTCGAGTGAACGCTACTTGCCGGTAAAGATCCAGCTCTGCATATCCCTGCACGGTCGCGACTTCGTTGCGAACCACTGACGGATCAATGTTGTTGTTCACGACGCTGTTTGCTTCGCATAGCGTGCATTTTACGAGAGCTTCGTCCACGGCTTCTCCATTCAGCGCTACCTGAATCTTGAGCCGACACATATCTGCTGCTGGTGGTGTTGGTATCACGTTTACGTACAAAGTCCCTGTGAATTCATTGCCGTTTGCTCCAAAAGTCACGCCCTGTTGGACTTGCGGCTGAGTAGGTAGTGTCATGTTCCCGACGGTAAATCCGACGGTCACGCCTGCTCTAACGTCTGTCGGTGCTGGCACTACACCTTCCGACGGTGGAAGCGTTCCGGCCAACGTATTGATCGCATCCCCGTACTGCGGCGCTGTGTTCACCACGTCGGACTCTGCCGGGTAAATTGCCCCGAAAAAGGTCGCGAAACTGTTTTGCTGTGCCATGTCACGCCTACGAGAGAGTTACGTCGATTGTATCGCCGGACTGAGCGGTCGCTGTGTAGCTTTGCCCCGTTTTGATGACCGTCGCAAGGTCGGTTGTCCTAGCCAACGGCACTAGCTCGCTTGATTGAGCTAAGCCCGCAAGCTCTGCCGACGTTGCGAGCGGCGCAAGCTCCGCCGAGGTCGCTAGCGGTGCGAGGTCGCTGGTGGTTGCTAACCCAGCTTGAATTTCGCTGATTGGGTGAACGTGATACGGGAGAATCACAAACTCGTCACCGTTGAGAATTGACCCGACAAACGGCTCCTCGAACGTGAAAGTGCCGTTAGTTGCGTCAAACGAGAGAATCCCTCGAGACTGTCCGGTGCAGTTTCCGGTGAGAAATACGAGCATCTGCTCGTTGAACGCACCTGTGCCGTACCCGGTAATTCCTGAGTCGAATTGCGTCGATGTCGGCGTGCCTGCAACTGTTCCATCTACCGATAGATTGCTCTTTTTGATGGTGTCGAGCAACTTACCCATTGTCCCGCTGGCCGTATGAGCACTCGATTGTGCGTCCCACACTGCGTTCTCGACTTGCGTTGCGGTCAGATCGTTTAAATTGCTGATGTCGGTTTGTATCGTGCTAGTCGAATCGCTGACGTTTGTTGATGTTGCCAATGCAGAAACGTCGGCTTTTGATAAAGCTGCAACTGATCCTGCTGCGGCTGCCGTTGCTCCGGTGTTGTTGTTGACTAGCTCGAGCAGTGCTGCCGTGTCGAATCCGCCGACTTGCACTGAGCCACCGCCACCGCTGCCCTGTGACAGAGCTGCGACCGATCCGGTAGCCGCTGTTGTTTCACCTGTGTCGGTGTTAGCGAACTTCGCCAGTGCCGTTTGCGTGATATCCCCAACGGTTACGTTGCCGCCCGCGCTGCCTTGAGCAAGTGCTGCAACTGAGCCGGAAGCTGCTGCCGTCTCACCCGTGTCAGTGTTGGCGAACTTTGCCAATCCCGCTTGAGTCGCGTCAACGAGCGTAACCTCGTCCTGCATTAGCTGAATTACGCTGCCTGCCACAATATCCGCTGACACTGCTGTCGTGTTTAGCGTTGCAAACTGCTCTAACGCTGCTGCGTTGAAACTTGCAACCGTAACGTCATTCGCTGTGACCGGAGAAGTCCCCGCGATGATGCTAGCGACGTTAGTGTCTATCGTCGCGATGGTGCTGTTGTCCGGTGCTACAGTGTTTGCTCCGTTTGTCCCACGCATATCGCTGTTGGCCGTACAAGTATCAACCAAGGTCACTCTGTCGATTGCTCCCGCGGTCGTCGAGCCGATCAGTAAAGTGGAGAAATTTAGTGGTGCGTTCATTGCATTGCCCGCCGCATCCGACATTGCGCCAATTCTCTCTACGGCTCCCTTTCCGTTCAGAAGAATTGTGTCGATAGCTGGCCCTGTAATAATGTCTGTCGCCGCTAAAGTGCTGCGGCTGCTAATAGTGTCATCGAGCCGTGTAAGTCCAAGGCTGGTTGCATCGCGTAAGTCTGCATCGAGCACGCAGAAACGGATGATCTTATTTAGTGCTCCCGTGTAAGTCAGGTAGAGCGTTGCTGAGTCCTGTGCTCCGCTGAACAGAGCGTTGTCGAGATGAAATTGATACACGCCGGGCATGTTGGTGGAATCGACTTCCGCCCACACTCCTGCATTATACGTCGCCCCCGGTAGCCCGTTTGCTGGCTGCGTGTGCGCCGTCGCTGTCCCGCCTTCAAGAACATAATACGCTGTAAGATTCACGGCGTTCACGCCTGTTAATCCCTGCCCGGTCGTCGCGTCACGCATGACAATTTCGATGATTTTGCTCGTCGTGCCGCGTAGGAGCGTTTGGTCGAACGCCATTTAATTGTCCTCAATAAGAATGACATTACCCCCGCCCGACGGTAATTGATCGAGTAAATATCTGTAGGGGTAAATCAGCGTGTTTATAAGCGTGTCGCCGCTTTGATCTCGCAGTTGGTCGCCCGCTGTGTTGTTGTTGAGATTGAAGTCTAGGGTCACTCCGGCTACGAACGGATCGCCGGGCAACAAAGTAGGAAATTCCGTAGCAGTCGGCGCGAGTGCCATGTTGTAATACTTCGTGCGGCTCATATTGTTGCCGTACGAAATCGAGTTAGCTGGGAAATCCACCAAGACGTTATTCGTGAACGATTGGAAAGTATCGTCTCCGCCCTGCGTCAGCGCAGCACCCCAATAGTCAGTACCATTCACTCCGCCACGGAGGACGCAATCCTCTATTCTGGTTTTCTCGCAAAGATACGAGGGGTTTGTGATGTAGGAACAGTAGGAAGGTACAGCGAGCACGCAACTGTGAAATCTCGCATCGGCTGTCCATAGTTGCCCCGCCGTAGAAAATAAATAGCCCGTAGCTTGGTAGAACATCGAATTGCTTGCGTCAACTTCTCCGCAAAGTGTTCCAAATGGCGATTGATAAACTAGCGTTTGATTGCACCGCAGTATTCCGTCTCCTCCAAACGAACCACCCCATACCGCGTCAAAAGTATTGCCGTTTAACTCGCCAATATCGCAACGGTAGCAACTGATGATGCAATCTCCACCGTAACCGCCAAATGCTCCGTTTACCCCACCAAGTGTTATTCCAGTTGGGTTATACGGCTTAAATAATATGTTTTCGCAGTAATTGATGCTTCCCGGCTTAAAGAAATCATTGCCGTAAATTGTGATTTTTCGCTTAACTAGCTCATCGTCCGATTTGAACGCAAATGTTGAGCCGGTCGCGACTTGGTTTGTCTGCCAATAAACAAGCTGATCCGTTTCTAGCTCGAATGAAGTCGCGCCGTTTTGGAGAGGGTTGGATAAAAGATTTTCGACATCGCCTAGTGTCCGGCGAGTGCCGCCGACCGCCCAGCTAACGCCCATTGCTGAGTTGGTTGTTTGTTCAACCGTAGTGACGTATCCGCCCGATTCGCTAACAACCTCAAAAAACTCTCGATAGTTGGTTGAGCCGCCGCTGCTGGCGTTTGCATCTACCCAAAGCACGTCCCCCGGGCTGATACCTCCGCCTCCGCTCACCTGTATGGTGTTGCTTCCCGAACTAAACATTGCGTTATTGGAGCCGTACAGATTTGAAGCTCCGCAGCCTGAAGCTGTTGTGCTGCTGCCTGTAGTATTGTTTAGCTTGATGTATCCGTTATTTGGAATCGGCATTATTGCTTCCCTCTAATCGCCTCGACCTCAACTCCTTGCTGCTTGGCGAGCAATTTCCAGATCGCTAATCGGTCGTCCTGACAATCTTGAAGCATTGATTCCGCGTGTTTTAGTTTCGCGTCAAGACTGTTGAAATGCGTAGTCTGCTGCCGATACAGAGCGGCAATCGCCGTTCCGAGTATTCCGCAAGCTCCGAGTAGCATTGTTACCTGAGTAGGGTCGGTCGCTCCGAGCATTATTCTTTCCTTGCCTTCACGTGAGATATGCCCACCAATTCCCACGATTCCATACGTTTACCGTAAAACTCGCCGAATCCCCCATTTTCCCACTCTGGCCCATAAGAATTTACAAACCGGATGCCGTACCTGTCGAGCGATTTTGCATCACCTTTGCCGGTGTCCAGCACCTCGAGTCCGCATACCGCGTGCCTCCACCATGGAAGCGAAAAGGTTACGGGTATCGGTTCTTCGCCGAGCATTGCGGAGATTGCCGCGTCTAAGTCCTGCCCGAAGTCGATAAATTCGGTGAGCTGGTTTTTCCGCCTGCTGTCTGCCACCTCTGGTCGGTTTTTGTAGAGCTGGTCGAGATGGTAGCCGTTCGGCCATACCTGCACGTTCGGAACGCCGCCTTGATCCTGAATGTATTGAACCGCTCGAGTGCAATAACCGCCGATATTCCTAAAATTTGTCCCGACGGCTGCAACCGCTGTAGCGGAGAGGTGTGGCACTGGGTCATTGATTCCCATAAACGCGAGCCGGTTCATTACGCCTGCGACCACCGAATAGCACCAACAATATTTCGTGATGTCCTGATTCAGAACGGGGACGCCGTAGAACTTGTGGAACAGAATCGGGGATAGCTTGAGCCGATTGATTTCGGCGATTCGCTCGGGCCACTGCTCCCGGGGGATGTATCCGCCGTCCCATTGACCGCAGACTGTGCCGATTGGCTCCGATGCGTAGTCTCGCTCAATCAGCCCGAAGTCGTCGCTCGGTTCGTCCCAACTCATTGCGTTACCTTTTTTATGTTATCAATTAGGTCGTCATCCACTTCGATGATCGTGAGCTTGCCGTCTACACTGACCGCTGCCGCTGGCCTGTGTCCCTTAGTAGCGTCGTAAAGCTCTGTAACCCACGGTTCAGCGTCGGCAACCGATACTCCGTCGTCGTACCTGCGAACTTCGTAGCCGTTTTCCTTCGCCCACTCGTCGATCAGTAGGCTACCGGCAATGCCGCCGGGCGGCACGAGCACAATAGCGTCTGGGGCTTCCGTGTTCACTTTCGGCTTTCCCTGCTTTTTTGGTTGCTGCGATGCAAAATAGACCACAAGCGCCATAGCCGCCAAAAACAGCGCTTTTTGTGCCTCTACGCTCATTATTGCCCCCGTTTTTTTTGGCTTTGTGTTTTGCGAACTTCCTCGATCACCTGCCGAATGATCTCACGCTCCTCATCTCGAGTAAGCAATCCACTTTCCAGCTTTTCGCGATTTGTCAGCTCTGGCTCCTCTGGGCTGATGATTCCGATAAGCGATTGAATGATCGACTTAACCGTGGGCCACGCTCCCGCTACGAGCATAATCGCAACGTAACCAACAAGATCGACCGCTGACACGATAGCCTGCACGACAATAGCGATTGCGTCGGCATTACCGACGGCTTCGTCGTCCCCACTTACCGCCTCGAACCACCCAGCCGTGTAGAGCTTGTATGCGGTGAAGATTACGAAACACCCCACTAAAAACCTGAATCCTCTATCTTCTTTCATTATCTTCCAACCAATTTTCGAGCCATTTCCTGATGAGTGCTGCCGCGAACGCCATAGCGATTTTTATGAGAATCGCCGAAAAGATGCCGCCTCCCACCTTCGTTCTGCGAATGTAACGAAACACGTCCTGCTGTATCAAACTCGCAGTATCGGCACTCATTTTCCCGTCGTGCCGCAAGCGTGACTCCCACCGTTCGCGAGCATATTTGCGTATCCTGTCTCGGTCGCTTTTACGTAAAGCTCTCTCAATCATCACTTTCCCCAAATCCTAACCCGGAAACTGCCATACTCTGAGCTGGCTGATGCGTCAGCGAGAAGCTCTCGCGAATCGTCGCTCGATGCCGAACTAACGCCGCTCGGCCTGCACGTTGGTACTAGCTCTCGCTGCACCACTCGATACCGCCAACCTACACCTTCAAACGTAGCTTGTTCAATGTTTCTCCAATCTGCCACGCTACGAGGTGGATGCCCTCGATAGCCGTGCTCCGCCATGTAGTCAGCACGAGCCTGAGCTATTTGCTGCGCCGTGTCGTCCCTACAAACGACAACAGCCACGGAAAACTCCCGTGGCCGCTGCGGTACTTCGACGTTGTTTACGCTGAAAAGCGTTATTGCTGCGATGATTGAATTTCGCATCCCAATGCCCTGCGACGTAGCAATCTCGGTAGCAACCGGCGGCTGCTCTCACGATTGATTGTAACGCTTTTGGTGCGGACGGGACGTGCCAAAACGCGAGGCAAGACTGCCTGAACGGTGATCTCAGGAACTTCCACCTGTGGAACCGTAATTGTTTTTGCTTTGCTGCGAATGATGGTCGGCTCGCCTGCTGCTGGCTTTTTGCTGCCTGCGTCAACTGGGCTGTCCGACGTGACAAGCGCGAAAACAATAGCTGCCGCTAATACACTGATTGCGAATTTCATTGAAACCTCCGTGAATGAGAAAAAACGCCGCCGGAGTAAGCCAATCTGCAAAGGGGCGGCTGCATAAAATTAGACGACCCCGGCGGCTGTAACAAAATAAACGAGTAGTTGCCGACTACGCAAGCTCCTCGTCGTCGTCCTCGTCCTCGGGCTTATTTACGTTGGTGAAGAACCCTTGAAACTCCTCAATTTCGCAAACCACAAACTCCGCTCCAAAGTCGTGATTCTCCAATTCTTTCGTCGAGTGCTGAGCTTGCCAAATTTGCTTGATGTTTTTTGGCCCGTCGTCGGGAATCAGTCCAGTGCGCACGATTGCGTCGATTAGTGGCTTAACGCATAGATTGTCCACGTCGATTAGCCGCTTTCTCCAATGACTGAACTTCAGCGTCAGCGGGCCGTCGAACTCGCGTGGTCGCTCGGTAATTGCTTTAACCACTTCCTCCCGAGCAACAAACTTTTTCAGAAACTCGTGCTCGGCTGGGTTTTCCTGCCTCATCTGCTTAACAAGCTCTTTCCTGCCCTTTGTCGGCTTCGTCAGTGCCTCGTATTCGATGTTGATGATGGGAACCGCCCACTCATGCCCGCAAAGTGCTTCACGCACTCTAGCCTCTGTCAGTCTTATCAGCCGGTTTTTCGTCATGTGGTGCATTGCTAACATGCGATTCCAGCTCGGCACTGCGAAGTCGTCGAGCATTATTGCCATTGTAAAAATCGGCTTATCGAGCCGGATTTCTGTCCGAGTTTCGACGGATTGTGCGTCCGCCGTTACGTCTAGCCAGTGCATTACGCTTTCCTCCGATACTGTGGCGTTCTCCGACCGTTGCTTTTCGGGCCACGCATCGCAACCCACTCACCTGTTTCCTCAATAATTCCCGCCATTCGCAACGAGCGAGTGAACGCTCCCCATGCGTTCGGATGATGCGGCTTCACGTCTTTAAACTCGCAAATCAAGCGTATGTCCTCCCCGGTAAACGTATCTCCCAGCATAAACGCTTCTCGCACGATTTGCCTCGCTTGCTGCTTCCAGTCGGATGCCGCGTTTTCCCAAACGAGCGATAGCTGCTGCTCTTTTCGTTTCTCTGCCGTTTCCATTAGTCCCACCCCTCCCAAATTGGTTGATTAAACTTCCATCGCAAAACGTCGTGGCCTTTTATGTCGAGAATTAGCCAAATACGCCCCTCTCGGTGGATAGCATCGTGGGGAACGTTGCCCTCGACTATTCGCGGTATGTAATAGATTTGCCCGTTTCCGTCGCTGATATACGATCCTTCCCGCGTTGGCCGAACTTTCCAAATATCGAAAATCTTAACTCTTTTGAATTGCATCATTGCTAACTCCGATCCTCTCGAGTGCTTTCCTTGTCTGCTCGGGTCGCTCCCTATCCGCGACCTCTAGTAGATGTTTTCGTCCATTTATCGCCGGGGCTGCAATAGCAATAGTTCGCGTAGTCGTTCTCGCTATGCCGCGTAGCGGCTGACACTGGCTGCCCGAAACGCCGGAGCGCCGGAAGTCGCGGTACGCTTGCAAAAACTCCTTACGCCGCCAATCCTCCTCGTCGGTTTTCATTTCGCAGAATCGCGTCCAGCCGCCGAGGAACCGGATCGTCGCATTAATCAACAAATCCTCGAAGTCCACGTTTTTGTAGGCTCCGATGCGGCCCGCTGCTGCTATCGCCGTGTCCCACGCTCGCATCGAGATAGCCGTCTCGTCTGCACCTCGTAGCTCGCACGGCTTTGGAAACCACTTCTCGAGAGCAATGTGCGCGTATGCTGCGTTTTCCAGATCGTCGATGCTTACGTCTTTTAAAGATGCCCAGTACGCCCGCAAAAGCAGATCGTCGATTTCTTTTCCGTACACAATTCCGAGCTGTTCGATCACGGCTGCGAAACGTAGCTTTTGCTGCCGCTCAATCTCCTTGTAGGAATCCATCGACTCGCTTGCTGATTTGTTCTTCTTTAGTTGGTTGTTTTGCATTTTCGTAAACCCCTTCAAAAACTTTTACTACGTTGTCGTACTTCAGCATCCAGTCGAACGACGGCTGAAATGTAAAACGCTCGGTGTTCGGTATCGGTAGCTTGTCCACCGCCACCTTCCACTTCGCATAGAAACCGTTGTGATTCTTAACCGCTGTGAGAAACTCACGTCTGCGCTTCTTCGTCACTTCGCTAATCGGTCTGATTGCTTCATGCCGCTCAGCGGCCTCATTCCATCTCTGCTTGAGCGAAGCGACAAGCGCAGTAGTATCTATCTCTAGCTCTTTCTCTAACTCTATCTCTTTCTCTTTCTCTGTAGAGTGTGTCACGCTGTTGTCACTGTGACCTCCTTGTGACGCAACGGTCGTTGCATTAGTCTGCATTTTGTGACGGCTGCGTGCCTTGCGTTCTCTTGCCTTCTCCATGTTCTCGAGACGCTTCTGTGACTTCTCTTGCTGCTCCTCACGCACTTCTTCCATGCGTTGATTGCAATACTTTCCGTCCGCGTACTCAAACTTGTCGTCCAGTACGAAGTCCATATCGCTGTGCTCGCTTTCCGAGCTTGGCATGGTGGCTCGCGTTGCCTGTTCGACCGTGAACGGGCCTTTCTTGAATTGCAGCAAAAGCAACTGCAAATAAATTCCCTGCTGCTGCAAGGTCAGATACCGCGTGCCGACAATCCACTTGTCAGCGTACAGCGGAAACCAATGATACTCTTTCGTTTTCATGCTATACTTTGTGCTCCGAAGTGTTGGTTTAGAGAGAGGGAGTGGGGGCGGTTTTGCAGAGCCGCCCCCACGACTTTCTACGCATTAAGAACTCGCCAAACTGTTGAGCGAGACGACTTGGTTCGCTGGGCAATTTCCGTCGCCCCGCAACCCTCTTTTGCTAGTTGCTTGATCCAATCGCGATGCCAACTCTTGAGCGGCCTTCTGACTGAACTGCGACTGATTCTATCCAGACACGGTTTGCTGTGCAGTTTGTGCCTACCGTGCATGATGCGACGTACAGAGACTTCGCTCACGCCGACTTTCTTGCCGACGTTTTCTAGCGAAAGCGATGTAGTCTCAAGTAGCATCGCAACCTCATCTACCTGCTGCTGAGTGAGCTTATACGTCATCGGCGACCTTCCGCTTTCTCGGCGGCTTTTCCTCGTCCACTGCTTCCTCGAGCTTTGGAAACGCCTGCTCGACCGTCGTTAAGCCGTCCTTAATCGACGTGAAGATTCTCCGCATAGCGAGATACTGAGCTGGCTGAATCGCATCTAGTGACCGCTGGATTTTTGCCGTCAACTGCTCTCGCGAAACTCCGATTTCCTCGAACTTGCCGATCATCGCTGTGATCTTCGACTTGTCCAAGTCCACGTTCGATTTCAACGTCCGCTCGCACTCGTCTACGGCTTCCTCAATCACGTCTCGCGGTATCACATTTTCCAGACACGTTCTCACCCGTCTCTGAGCTTGGTTAGCGATCCAGTCCGCTAGCTCATCCTCGCGTAGCTGGCGTTGCCGCCCTCCGACGCGGATTCTGTGCGGGACGATGAACTGCCGCGAGTACCGGGCGTTGGTTTGCTGATCCCACGCATACGCCTCGACCGTGCTTTCGCCGCGTCCACGCGATAGCTCCCGATACCCCCAATCGACGTTACCCCACGCGAGAGCAACCTGAGTCACGAGCGTAATACTCGGGCCGGTAATCTCGCTGCCTCCCTTGCTGTAGCTGTAAACCGCTGACTCCGCTAACCGCAATCTCTGGCAACTGTTGGCAATTTGACTAATCGCCCGTGCCTCATCTCGTGGACGAGCCGCTGCGACGGTCAAGGATGCCTCAATCGTGCCTCGAGTGCGCGCCTGCTCCGAAACTGTCATTGTCTGCGTTTCTTGCTCGACGATTTCTGCTAGCTGCTTATTTACTTCGCTCATTTGACTAAAAACCTTCTGCTGCTTGTTTGTTTAGTGAACTCTTTAACGATCTCGGGATGACGCTCTCTGAGAGCTGTCTGGTCGAGCCGGTTAGTCTTGCTGGCTTTCCACGTGCATAGCACGCGGTCGCCGTCTACGAGCCTCTCAGCGTCCTTCATTGCAATCTTCACGCGGCCCTCGAGCATCGTCTGCGTGTCTTTCAGCTCTTTCGCTTTCTTCTTGACTGCACGTAGCTGCTCGAGCGTTTCCGCAAGCTCTTGCGTCACCTGCTGGCGTACACCCTCGCGGTGCGACGGCCACGCCTTCTCTGCCTCTGCCGAGCTTCTCGGGTCGGGCATTGTCTCGGTGATAACGGCTTCCCAAAACGCTTCAGCCTTGTCCACCAAGAACTGCTGAAAATCGCTGTCCGCCTCAATCGTGTAGATTTCGATGCGGCGGCCATAGTCGAAAAACAGCACGGGAACGTCGGCCCAGTCGAGTCCAGCAATGAGCATGTTCCACTGAACTTGGCAGTAGTATTCGTCGGGGATTTCCTCCTCGCCTGCTCCCCAATGTCTACTGCTTCCTGCCGTCTTTACCTCGAGCACTCCCTTCCCGCCGTCTGCTGCGAGCACCATCCCGTCCAGATTGCACCGAGCAAACGGGTATCGCTCGTGCTTGATCGCGTCCAAGTTTACGACGACTTTGTTGCCGGTCATCGCTTCGTATTCTTTCACGATCAGTGGCTCGAGATACGTGCCTAGCTTCATCGCTAAGTTCGGTTCCTCGTCCCGCACGTCGCTGATTTTGTCGTACCAAACGTCCATCGGTGTGCGGTACCTGTTTAGCCCGCAAACGGCTGCGATGTCGCTGCCGCCGATGCCCTTCTTGCGCTCGAGCAACCACTCGAGTCTTGCTACACTTGCACCCATCTCAAATTCCTCCGGCAAGTAAAAAACCCAGAAACCAAAACACAAAAATAATCAAAAGTGATTTTCGTTCACTCATTTACAAAATCCTCTATGTCTTGCTGGTGCTGCACTGCCTCCAAATAGCCTTCAAGCCAATTTTGGAACGCTCGGTGGTCAGCTTTAGTTATCTGGCTGTGGCACTCGAAGGTGTATTCATACGCCGTCCAAGGCGGTTCCCTAAAGTCCTCCTCCCGGTGTTCGTGTGTGGAAACTGTCGCCTCTACGTCGCTCGGCTCTAGGTGCTTCCGCGTTCCGTACCAGCTCAGTTTTCTATACGCAGCGCTGTGCATTTGCTGTAGATGCCATGCGTCCGTTTTCACGTCTGAAGTCACTTTCCATTTCGCATCGACGTAATTTTCACCGTGCTGCCTGCTGCTTTTTGCTTGCGTTAATCCGATCCACAAACCGGCGAATAGTAGTCTTACCTCGTTTTCTTCTTTAGTGTCGCAAAGTTCTATCTCGTACGTATAAACCCAGTGCTGCACCTGCGTGGCAGTCATTCTCGCTTCTTCGCTGATGCTCTCAACGTTGTGTACCGCTCGATGCCCCGACAGTCCATCCGTGATTGCCATTTGCTCGTGAGTATCGAGAGCGTCGGCTGCAACGAACGTGAGCTTCAGCTCTTTCTGTTTTTCTGCTTTTAACATGCTTCAAACCCCTTCACGTTGTCGCGGATATGCTGCTCGATTTCACGCCTCGTGAACCGATGAACGAACAGCTCTCCGTCGTCTAAGATCGCAACCAAATAACGCGCTTTGCCGCCCGAGTTGGTTACAAGAAAAAACCCGTCGCTGCACGTAACGACGGGGTACAAACAAACGCACAAACGTGCTTGTGCTGCTTTAATTGCTGGAATCACCTAACTAGCCCCGCCCAGAATCCTTCGATGAACGCATCGACTCGCTGTTTTTCATCCGGTAGCAAGCTGCTTTGGTCGTGCATGAGCACGATAAGCTGCTCCTGCTCGGACTCGCAACGAAAGCACTTCCACGTCCAGCTTGCGCTTACGGAAAGCTCATTGAGCTGCGTGCAAAGATGGCCCTCAAAGAATGAGTGATGCTTGCCCTCGACCCATAGCTTTACGATGTAGATATTGCGTTCTTCTTCGACGCGAGCCGCTTCGTGGTGATATTCCTCAGTTGTCATCTTCGTTTCCTTCTTCTTCGAGTTTCCAAAGTTCAGTAATTTGCTTAATCATCCGCCGGTCTTGTAGCGAGCACGCTTTATACAGTTCGTAGGTCGGCTTAACGTCGCGGTCGCCGCATCGCTTCCACCACCGGATAAACTCTACCCAATTACACGTGCGTCTCTTACGCGGCTGTCTTACGGTCTGCATATTTGTTACCTCCACCGATGGTCTGATTTGTCTGCGTCCATGTCCAGCTCGTCTCGCAGCCGCTCCTTCGCCTCTGCTATGCGAGCTTCCAAAAACTTGTGCGCGGTCGGGACGAGCGAGTCTAGCTCCTCGTCTATCATGATTTGCCGCGCTTCCTCGAGCTGCCTCAACGTCTCGCGGGCTTTGTCTACTGCTTTGCTCATAATTAACCCCTGTTCCATCCATCGACCCATGCTCGCACTAACAATGCTCGTGCAAACGAAACTTTTTTGGTTGAACTAACGCGGTATCGCACTGCATCGCGACCGCTTATCAATGTTGTGTGTTCCATTTCTACAGCGACTTGCTCAAGAGCAAGATCCGCCCAACGTGCTACCTTCGACAGCAACAACGAGCACGAAAGCTCTCCTGATGTGTCGTAAAGATCAAACTGCAACCGCTCTGGTTTTGGTGTGCTCACTTTGATTCTCCGTTCATAAGCCATTTGACCCACTGCTGCGAATAATAGTCGTAGCCTTCTTCTTGCTCGTCCTCTGCGACTGCGCTAAGGCAATCGTTAATCGCGTCACCCGCGTCGTCCTTCGTCAACTGATTGTCGAGCACCATTGCGATATACCCGTCAGCTTTGTCCTTAAATTCTTGAAGATCCATCGGTACGCCCTCACTTGGTTTTGGTTAGAGATTTGTCGAACGTGCCGAAGTGACGAATACCGTTCAGAACGCGGCATAGCTGCGTAATGTTGTGCGTGCCGTAGCTGCGGATATCGCCGAACCGAAACGCTCGCTTGCTGCGAACGCAATCCGAGCAGTAACGCTCGAGAGACGCTAGGCTGTATGCTGTAGCTGTGTAAACGTGATCGCTGTGAACGATCTCGATAATGAGTGGCTCTGATGCCGTGGCTGAAGATGCCATTTGCAAACCCCTTTGCATAAAGAAAATTAACTGTGAGCTAATAGCATATCGACCGACTGTTTCACCCGTCAATACTATTTCCGCTTGCAATCGCAGAGAATTTTGATACGCCTACATTTCTGGCAGATGCACTTTTCGCAAAGTGTCTTGCCGTTTGTAACCTTGTTTCCGCAATTAAGGCATTTCACGATGGGGCGACCGATATACGAGAGCGAGAGCGATATTCGTAACCAAGAGCATGTGAAGCGTGAGCTAGAGCGGGCTTGGCAATACTACCTTCAGCCATTGTCTCACCACCAAATACTAGACTACGCGGCTCGGAAGCCAGAAACGAATGAAATTCATGCGTTTGTGGAGGTAAAGTGCCGGTCTTTTGCTTGGGGTGATTACCCGGACGTGATGCTCTCCGCGAGCAAGTTCGAGAAAACGCAAGAGCTGTATCGCACCTTCAAAGTGCGGACGATGCTGGTCGTCGCTGACCGGAACCGAGACATCCGATATCTGAATATTCAAAAGCTAAACGACACTATTGCTATACCGCTCGAGTACGGTGGTCGAACCCGCAATACTCGGGACAGTGGCGATATAGAGATGATCGTGCGGTTCCCGATTCAATATTTTACGCCACTAAAAAGCTCGTGACGTGGTGACAATGGTGAACACGCGGCTCGAGCCGGTGGAGGATCGGTGGGAACCAACCCGAGCCGCGCGTGAAAAGTCCCAACCGATGCTATTCTTCGACAACGGGGCCGGTTTTCGCTCTCTCTGCCACGATAGCGTCGTACTGAGCTTGCATTTCTGCTTCCTGAGCGGAAACGGCTGTAGAAAGCCCTGCGACGCTCCGGTTCCAGATTACGCCCTTTAGTGCGTTGTTGATCTGCGGGACGCGGTGAGCTTCCATTGTGAAGCTCAGTCCGGTGAATTTTGTGCTCTGGCTTGCTTCGATTGGCGAAGCCATTACGCAGCACGGGAAATTGTACGTAAACCAGTCTTGGGATTTCGTAGCCGGAGCTGCCGCTGTGATGCGGTTATCCCGTGCTGGAACGATCAAAATACGGAAAGCGTGGTACTGAAAAAGCGGTGTGCCGACTTCCCACTCATAAATAGTTCCGGGAGTCTCGTACGCTGTGTTTTGCTGCTCAATCCACGTCCGGGTACGCTGGCTCCACGTGCTGAGATTGAAACTGAGCTGAACGATTCGCCCGAGCACCTGCCGCTCAATCGGTGGCCCTTGGGGGCCGCCGTGACTGTCCGCCGGTACGTCGTTGAAAAACTCGCGAGTAACAATCGCCATGTCGTCGATCTGTTGCCCGAGCCAATACAGCGTGTCCTCTGGGTCGAGAGAATTGCCGATGTAGATATTGCTAGCACCGGCAACTTTTACGTCTACGCCGTTGTATTGTGTTGTACCCGCTCCGGTGTTCGGATCAGGATTGTTGCCGACGGCTTGGGGAGCTACTCGCCCCGGTACGAGTGTCATGTTCCACCACCTTGAGCTGTTGGGAGTCTTGTTATTGGCGGTGGGAATTGCTTGCTCCGCACCGTTAAATCGTTGCGGTTTTGCAGTTGAACCGCAGTTGGCCCCGTATGATCGACCACCGTAGCGTCTAGCTGCGACGGCAAATTAAAGACGTTCGCACCGTTTGCGAGCTTGTCCAGCAAGCTCCACCATTTCTGCTGCGATGCTTCCGCGTTGGCGGGTATGCTTTCGCCCCGCCGTTCGTATAGGCGTATGATCGCTAACCCACAAACGAGGTCTGCGAGATACGCCTTGTTTACGCCCGTAAGGTTCGATAGGTCTGCGACGGTATATTGGCCGCCCTGAATGAGAGCTGCCTGCACCTGCCCGCTCGCGCCGTCCAATGCTGCAAGCACCGCCGGATGTGTACCGACGGCCCCACGAGATAGGTGTTCGCGATTATCTGTCGCAAGGTCACCTATCCAATCAATGTCGTAACGAGCGGCTAGGTCATTCCCGTCTGCGTAAGCCATATCGAATCCCTAGTTACTAGGATACCGCTGCGGTGAAACGGAACGCTGAAGCTGGCGCGGTGCTTACCACGTCAAAGTCATCGACAACGTGTCCTTCAGTTCTGCGGTTGTCCTCGTCGTCCTTGGTATAGACGGTCATATCTTCAGCCAAGAACAAGTGAACGCTCGAGAAACTCGGGCCGCCGGATTCTGCTACCAGACTGCCGGGACGTGCAAGCAGGTAAGCGTCGGTCGCCGAGCACAAGAAATTGCTGCTTAGTGATGCTCCACGCTTGCTGCTAACCTGAACCGCGTCCTCGACAACGATATTGATGCCGTAGAGCATGTCTGGAAGGCCGTACTCGCCCCACTTTCCAACTTCGCCCTTTACCTGAGCGTAAGCATCAGGCGACGATTTGATGTGGTCAACGATCTCTTGAGACTCGGCCATCGCGTGAGCAACAGTCGGGCTAATCACAAGCTGCAAGTCCTTGCGTCTAACAACGGAAAGGGTCGCAATCATGATTTTCTCGACGGCGTAAGCGAGCGAACGCTTGATATCCTGTCGAGCAACTGTGGACTGATCCCACGTGCCGGAGTTGCCGGGGATTCCCGTTGCAACGTCTACACTGTGGCCCGTAGCCCACGTGCCTGCTGTCTCCAAAAGCCCATGAACCGATAGCGTTCTCGCGGTCATCGCTTGCTGGGCTTTGATTCGCGAGTGGCTTTCGATAATGTTCCAATCGGCCTGCTCGCTAGCTTTGCGACCAATAGTGAAGTCGTAGTCGTACCGCTGACACTCGTAACCGGCGAACTCGAAAGTCTCGGTTCCGTTATTACGCTGCGGTCGCGGTGCTCCGTCGGGCCATACGAACTCGGCGAGGTTAGCACTCAAAACTCGAGCTGCTTCCTCTGGAGTGATCTTGAGATAGTACCCTGCTGACTTGTTCACGTTGCTGAGTTGCACGTAGCTGTTCAGAGCAAAGTCGTCTGGGTTGCGGCTAAACTCGGTGATAAGACGGCCCGACGCATCGAGGTCTTTCACGTAGGTATTATTTCCGCCGGGATATGCGAGAGGCATAATTACGTCCTTCTAAAACGGGGGTGTATTTCGATAGGTTGCGTCCCCCGCCCGGGACGTGAGATTTCTAGTTAGTGTTACGCTTGTCCAGATTGAACGATTACTTTCGCTCGGTCGCCAGCAAGTCCGCCTTGCGTTACAACTGCAAAGTATTGCTCTCCGGTTGCGGCTTCTACCGCAGCACCGTTTGCGTCGGATCGAACTTTGTCGCCGGGATCTAAGTCCGCAGCTCCGACCACGACTTCGCAGCTTTCCGTATCCATATAGATACGCTTCGATTGCCCTGTGGGAACGGCAACTACGTCGTTGGCACCCGGAATCGGCGTGTCCCATGCACTTTCGTGCATGATTCCGATAATGCCGTTGTCTGCTGCTACAGCTTGCCGGACAGTATTGTCGCCACTTAAAGCGACGAACCGACTTACGTTAATAGCGGCTGAAGCCTGAAACTGTTGTGAATTACCTGCCATTGGTATTTACCTCTTGTTGATGGTGTTTCTGTTTTACTCAGCAGTCAGATCAGCTTTTGCTTTGGCTACCGCGTCTTGGTAGGTCAAGCGATTGCCGCTCTTAATGCCGTCGTTTACGAGAGCTAAAGCACGGTCTGCAACTTGTGCTGCGAACTTGTCGCTTTGCACGTCGCCGCTCGCAAGTGAACCGTCGTACCCGAGTGGGATCATCGGCGACTGCGGAGCTGAAACTGCACAATAGTGTTGGATAAGCTCAACTCGCTTGTCGAACTCGTCGTTGCTCATTTCCGAGCCGTTGCTGTAAAGGCACTCGTCCATTTCACGCTTTAGGTTGACTGCACCGTACTGGTGAGCCAGATGCGTAAGCCGCTCTTTACGCTCTGCGTCGATAGCGTTCTGCCGGAGCTGCACGACCTCATGCTGAGTCGCTGCGTACATTTGAGCCTGCTCGGTAAGCAGACTGTCGTTGTGAGCTTTTAGTTGATTCAGCTCGGAACGCATTTTCTCATTTTCAGCGGTGAGCGCCGCGTATTGATCTCTGCGCATGTTTCCCTCTGCGTAAGAGTCGTAACGGTGATAGCCCGGTGTTGCGCCGAACTGTTGATTTGGTGCGGAATCTTCCTTCGGCCCCTCGAGAATCCTTGCTAGTATGCCCTTGCCCTTAGTAGCTGCTGCGGTCGCTCCGGCTTTCGCCATGTCCCCGGCGACTCTACCCGCCATTTCTTTGCCGCGAGCTTTTACGCTGCCTTTGAGAGCATTTCCCGCCCCTCGTAGTGCTCCACCTGCTGCTCCGGCGAGCGGTGCTGCGTTTTTGTCGGGAGCCATCATTTTTCCGGCTGCGGAACCTACTGCTCCCGCAAGCATTGGAGCCATGTTTTTGTCTTGCGTGTAGTCAGCGTCGTCTCGCTTCTTGCCGTCGTCAGCCATAAGCGTGTCGCCTACGAAGTCACCCGTGGCTTTTGCTCCGGCTCCTAGCATTGAACTGAGTCCGTACTTGCCCATGTTCTGTTCTGGCGGCATCGGGCCGACTTCATCTTCTTCGACCATTTCTTCTTCGACTGGCGGCATCCCCATAGATGGGTCGCCTTCCATTGGTGGCATCCCCATAGCTGGATCGCCCATTGGAGCTTCGCCCATCGGTTCTTGCATTGGTGGCTCGGGCATCCCGCCCGCCATTGGATCTGCTTCCGGTGACGGTGGCATCACGTCTTGCCCGGAGTTAATAGGCTGCTCGTCGCCGATCATTTGTGCGGCTTGGCTAATAGTCTGCCACTCCTCAGTGCTCATTAGCGCGTTTAGCACCTCGCGAATCATGTCTTGATCTGGGGCCGTGGAGCCGTACATATCTTTGCCTTTTTTCTTGTCGCCGAATTGCTTAATGTGAGTGTTCCCGCCTCCGGGGAACGCCTGTATTGCCGGAGTAGCGTCGTAACGCTCAACGGTTACTGCCTCGTCGTCTGCGGCTGCTGCCGCGTATTGTGCTGTCGTTGGCAGCGGTAGCCTTGGTGCTTCTGAAAGTGCCGCAATCGGGTCGATATAACGTCGCCCGTTAGCCTTTAGCTGCAATACTTCTACGCTCCGATTTGGTCGATCTCTGAGCTGCTCCGCTTTGTCGTTTCGTTGCCACTCATTTGCAAAAATGCCCCATCGCGGGTTTTTGCGTCCCATCATGCCCAGTCGGTACGGGCCGACAAATCCAAGATTCTTAGGGGGGTCTGGGTCGCGGTACGGTGGTGGCAGCGTGTGCTTATCCACGAGTGCCGTGTATGCGTCGGTGTCGTTAATCCGATGGTTATTCTCGCGGACGATCTTCGTCAATTCTGCGAGGTCGTAATTCGTGATCTGCTCGCTGCCGTCTGGCCCATAGTTGACTTTTTCGTGTTCCATAAAGAACGGTCGCGGCTCAGTCGGAGAGTATTGTTCCGCTGAGAAGTAGCGGGAAGCCTGCTCGAACATCTGGTTGCCCATTGTCGAGTCCCACGCTTGCCATACTGCTTGATTGCGTTGTGCTGGGTCGGGAATCTGCCCAGCGAGCGCATGGTGAGCGCGAACGATAAAGTCCTCCTCGGACTCTCCCTGTGTCGGCCTTATTGCCACTGCTGGTGTCATTGCTGCTTCCATGATTTCCTCGTTTTACGGTTTTTTTGCAACTTCGTGCAAGCTAGTAGATTGGTTGGTCTTTTAGCCCTCCCGGGTTTACGCCCAGCTCTGAGAAATACGGCGTGAGCTTGCCCTTCATTTGGTCGTCAATGGTGCTCGAAGCCCACGCGGGAAAGTCGCCGTATTCAGGTCGGTAATGCTTTACGCAACAGATTGCGTTTGCTAGCTCGGCAAGGTCGTCGTCGCCGTGCCAATACCCGTCTCCCAACAGAACGATGGACGCTCCGCTTTTGCTGACGAAGCTCGCTATTACGTACTCGTCGGTGTTTGTTTCGTCTAATTCCACGCTGTTCCCTTTTTGCTAAATCAGCCCGCGCAATGCTGCGACCATAAAATTGAAGTGGTCTGGTGACTTCTCCGCGAACTCTGCCGCGTCCTCGTAGAGATGTTGAAGCCCCATTGAAATAACCTCGGTGCTCGAAGCCGAGTCGTAAAATTTGCCAGTGTACGCTGTCAGAAACCCGTCTTTGCTGGCAACTTCGTCGGGGTCGTAATTGGAGTTTTTCAGCTTTAGGCTTCGAGTCGGATCTTTCTGAACCGCTTGGGCATAGAACGCTCTACCGAGTCGCCCGATATGAGTGTTCGTCTCTATTGCGTGGCCCAGCTCGTGAATCAATACGACCATGCTGTCCTCGCCCGCTCCCATTTCTACGCGGTTTTTTCCCGGGTTGAATTGGCTGCGACGTTTTCCGATGGTGGTAAATCCCACGCTGAAATTCGGTATCGAGCCGTCGCTGATTGATTCGATCCATGCCACGGCGTTCTTCGATCTCCCGCCTGCATACGCTGGGTTAGTGCCTTGGAATTTAAGCTCTATCGCCGTTTGACCTTCTTGCTGCCTTCGGTTTGACTTAAAGCCTGCGAGTGCTTTGACAATTAGCTGTTTTTCTTCAGTTCGCAAACGGTTTCGCTCGTCTACGAGCTGATAATATTTGTCTTTATACTCCTGCATTTTTGCTTGATCGCCGTCGCTTTCCGCTTCGATGGCGATACCTAGTGCTTCCTTGGCTGCTTCATTGACTTTGTTGCGCTCGGCTTGTGCCTTCTTTGTTTCGGTCACAAACTTTTTGCGTACTTCGTCTACCTGTTTTTTTGCGAGCTGCCGATATTTTCTTCCTTCTGACGCTAACAATCTAAACTTGTCCGTTTTCTTGTATTCATCTACTGCGTTGACATACTTCTTTGTCCCTCTCGCTGAACGCTGATCGGGACTCCACGTTGCGTCGTGGTACATTTCGTAGGCATATTCCGGCACTTCCTCGCCACGTTTGACTGCGTTGCGTACGGCAGCGCGGTGTTTTTTCATTATTGAGTCAAGTCCTAGCTTGCCGGACAACCTCGCTAGGCTCGCAGCTACGTCTCCAAAAGTTTTTGCCTCAGTGTGGCCTACGCCGATTACCTCAAGCATTTCCCGAAACGCCACCATGTTGTCCACGGTGTTTTTGAATCCGTATATTTTCTCTATTGCCGCTAATTCCTCGGCGGCTTGTTTTTCGCCGATGTCGCGAGCAATGTCGTCTTGAAAGTCTCTAAACGACTGGAATCCGATGATTGAATTGTTCCTGACATACGACTGTATCCATTCTTTCGTGTCGCTGGTCGGAAGCCCGTAGAATTTGTCCTGTAATTCTTGTATTTCTAAGGCGCTCTTGAGCACGAGCTGCTCGTGACTCATTTCCTGCGGCTTCAATTTTCTTAATGCCTCTGCGCCGCCGTGTTTCTTTGCAAGTTTTCGCACGCTTTTGCGTTTTTGCGCTGTGTTTCTCGTGCGTGAAAGGTTCCTTGCGTTTAGGTCGCGCTCGTAGTCTTTTCGTGCTTCTCGCATTGCTGCTGTATTTGCTTTGAAATTCCCTCGAGTCCACTGGCCGCCTTTTTTGCTCCCTTTCGGTACTCGCGGCTGATCTTTCCATGACTTGCCGGTGCTGTCGAATAGCTTTTCCTGCTTGTCCGTTTTTTTGGTGAACTGCTCCCACAAGCCGGGCTGCGTGGAGTAGTACGCAACTGCTTCGGCAAATGACGCGGCTTGAAACGGCACGGATTCGCCGTCGTCGTCCCACATTGATTCGGTGTCGCCGAAAATGATGTTGAATTGCGTCGGAAACTTCTGCGCCATTACCTCGAGTAGCTGCTCTGACCTTTCAAAGTCGTTTGCTTCCAGAGCTTCCTGTCGCTCTTGCTCGAGCTTTTTGTATGCTGGTTCCTCGAAAATGTCGTCTTTACGTTCCGCGTAAATTTCTGCGGCCTGCGAAACGATGTCCTCGTTTGTCAGCGGCAACGGCTTCGGTAGTGGCTTTCTGAGTGCCTCGAAAACGGCTTGCTCGTCTGCGTCTCCTCCTTGCAGCAAATAGCCCGCGTGAGCACGTATGATTGGGAGCAAATTTGCTTCGCTGTCGCTATACCGCTGCCCGTTTATGATTTCGTCCAGCCCGATTTTGTTAAGCTCGTCTGGGTCTTGTGCAGCTCTCGCTTTGGTCTGCCAATAACTGAGTCCACGGTATTTTCCCGCAAACAGTTGTCGCATTGCGTCCACGATTTCTTGCACGCCTTCGTTGTGGCGTTGCTGCACCTCTTTTGCGACTTCGCGGAGTCCTGCTATATCCTCGCTGGTCGGTTCGTAATCTGCGTCGAATCCGACTTCTCTTGCTACGTCCTCAAATTTGGCCGATTCTCCGCGATTGATATATTTGCCGCTCTTTGTCAGTGTTTTCCACTTGCCGGTTTCTTTGTCGTATCGCTTTACGCCCTTCACGTCGTCGCTCATCACCTTTTTTGACTTGCTGCCTTTTCTCGGCGTTCCGTCTTTGTTGAGCTTCTTCGGAATCGTGCGAAACGGCTTCAAGCCGATGTCTTTTCGCTTGTATTGTATGTTCGGTTTTTGATCGCCCTGTTTTTGTTCCGGCTCTCCCTCTAGATCCGCTTTTTGCTGCACCTCGGGCTTTCGCCGGTATTTGCCGGTAAACGGATCTTCATGCGTTCCGAGCTGGCCCGGGCTGTCACGGTGCGGCTTCGGTTTTTTGGCAACTGCGTCGGGCCGAAAATCGGCCCATTTGCCGGGATCGGAACTGTCCGGGTTTACTTTGCCGTCGTCCGTTACGAAAATTGCCTGTTTTTTGCCGTCCTCGTCTGGATCGACGCTAATAAAACGTCCGTTAGCACGGTACTGATCGAGCAACGCGGCAACTGCCTGAGCAAAACTTTTCACGTGTATTCATCCTTCACGCCCCTATGTTTTGTTGCCTGTAGTTTGTCATTCTGCGGCTTGATAGAGCAAGCGCCTTGAATCTGGCCCTTGGCGAGTAAAATAGCCGAGATTGTGTGCGCTTTTTACTTGATCGGTTTGGAATGCTACGTACACGTCGGCGGGTGGGTAATCTTCAAAATCCAGATCGAACTCCTCCACTGCTCCGCCGTAGTCCACGATGTCCTTAAATATAATGCCGTCGTAGCCAGCATCTTGAGCGGCTTTTGCGTAGTCTCTGGTCGTAAGCTGATATGGAATCGCAACTGTTTCTTTCAATATGTCGAACGCTGGAACGCCGTAAATCTCGCTTACTTCGTCGATTATCCTTGCAAGGACTAGATTGTCGGTAACGTCGTCGGCATCAAAATCGTCATCGAGAGGGTTTAGATCGCCGAGCTGCTCCATTTGTTGTTCCGCTTCCGCATCGTTTTGGCTGAACAACCAACTGCGCAACTCCATTGAAGCCTGCGGGTAAGGATTATATCCGGCGTGAGTTATCCAGTTTGTTAATTGCGGCTGAGTCAGTAACTCGCGAGCTGACGCATACGACTCCGCGTAGTCTTGGTCGAAGTCGCTCGTGGCGAATAAATCTATGTCATTCCATAGGTTCCCATTTCCTTCGATAATAAGTGGTTTTTCTAGCCGGTAGACAAGCGGATAAACGCCTTTTGCCTGTATGTCTTTACCTCGCTGTCTTTGCTGTGATGGGTCGTGCAGCCATTTATTCCATCCAACGACTAATTCAAGATCGTTCCCGGACGATATTACCGCTTTCGGCGGTATCTGCGTGTCGTCGCCGATTTCTCTCGGCAATTCGTCTCGTGATAGAACTGCGAGCGTTCCAGTTTCGGGATTAGAAAGAAGGTATGACGATACTCTTTCGCCGTCTGGCTCTATGTATTCCATAAACAACTTTTTGCTTTTGCTTACGGCTTCTCGCACGTCGTCTACGGTGTTTGCAAACGCCGGTGTTGCGTCATCGTAGTATCCGTTGTTGTAAGACGTTCCCATTGTCACGTCTGTCGAACTGTAGATATGACCATCTACGTCCAGATTTGCGAACTCGCCGAATCCTCCTAGCGGCGTGCCGTGGAACAAAATAAGAGGCAGCCCGTCGCTGTCGAGTGCTACACCGTCACGATTCCATTCCCAATAGTTCGGATTGCTAGCGACTTTTAACTTCATATCCTGAAGCTGCATACGGGCCGATTCCGCTAAATGATGATCGTACAGCTCGCCGTACTGCTCCTGCCAATCGTTCAGCGTAGAGGTAGCTGTGTACGCTTCTTCTATTGCCGCCGTCGCGCTGTTGGCTATTTCTTCCGCGCGCTTTGTGTACGGCCCGATATCCCCAAACTCGAGCAGACTTTCGGTGGTGTATCGCAACTGATCTCGATACTTGTCCATCCACTGCATTGAGATTGCTTGCTCCTTCTGACGTTCATCTAAACTTCCGATGAAATTGTTGAAGCGATACAGAAACGTCAATCTTTTCTTAAACTCCTTCCATGACTCCGATTGTGTTTCATATAACTGATCCATGTATTCCGGGTCGGTTCTTTGATCCGCAAGATTCTCAAACACGTTTTGCAGAGAAAAATATCTGCCGCTGAGTGTGTGTCTGCCGTAATTGTCTAGCGCGTTGCTTTTTTGCTCGTCGCTTAACTGGTCGTTATCAAGAAAATTGCCGCGTTCCGCTGCAATCACTAACGAATCGAACCATTTTTTTTCGCCCTGCGGATTCGCTCGCGTTTTGTCTATAAAGTAACTATCTAAGTCCCTAACCATTTCAGTCCCGCCCATTCCGTCGTCGTATTCGTATGGAGCGCTTATTTCAAACTGCAACTCGTACTGCTGCGGTGCTTCTTTTCTTTCTATTTGTCTCAGCAAGGCATCCATCTGCGACTCGGCTTTTTTTGCCTCTCGAGCTGCTTTTCCTATTTGCTGTCTCTTTGCAACGTCTAACGAGTTCTTCTGCTCTTTGAGATTTTTCGCTTCATAGTTAGACCGTTGCATAGCCTGCTGATACTTACCGGCCATTTGCTTCGCGTTTTTGACACGTTCTTTTATTACGTGATTAACTTTGTACGCCGTGCTTTGCTGGTCGCGAGTTCCCACTTCGTCGATAGCCGCGTAATCTTTTATGTGCTTCTTCGGTACACGAAAAACTTTGAAGTGCTTGCTGTAAATCGGCTGGTCGTAATTTGATTCGTCGTCCCATTGGCCGGAAGCCTCGAGATTGCGTTGTAGATAATTTAACACGTCGGGCATACCTGACTTCTCAGTCAAGAACACGTTGCCGCGTATGTTGTGCTGCAAACCTCCACCGAAATTGCTGCTCTGATTCGGCTTCAACCCTTCCTTCTGAATCCAGCTACCGGAGTCGGCTCGAGCCACGTGGTAAAGATAGTCGTCGTCTGCAAACGGGTTTACACGTTCGGGCTTCGGATACGCTTGCCGGTGCAACTCGCTAATTTTGTCGTTGTCGAGCGACTTTAGATATTCCGCTGATGTTTCCGGGAATAACGCTTGCTGTCCCGCCTCGGCATATTCTTTATTCCGTAGGAGTATTTGCTTAATTCC